CTTGAAATGGTCAGGATTGATGACAAAGTTAAAGAAGTCATCACAAAGATCAAGCTGGAAGAAGCAGCTATTGCCCACAGACAGAACACTGTCGAAGGTGCAGCTCCACAAGTTTCAGTAGCTACTTAATAAAAAGCTACATCGTTGAATAAATTCAATTCACATTACAGGCTCTCTTGCGCTCTACTAAAATGTAGTGTATAGTTTTATTACTATACAATTAATTAGAATACTGACGCGTATAGTCGACGGCCTAGAGACAGTATTCGGAAACTAGGAGGATATAATTATGGCAAAAACTACATTTCAAGGACCAGTAAAATCAATTAATGGTTTTCAAGGTGTTGGAACTGGAAACTCTGTATCAATTGGAGCCGGTGCAACTTCTTTAACTGTTGATTCACATGCTGGTAGAATGTTGTACCACAATGTTGCTGGTGCAGCTACTTTGACTTTACCTGCGATTAATTCAACAGCTGATTCAGGTGTTGCAGGACCAGGTAACGATCCAAACTCAGCAAACAATTTAGGTGCTTCTTTTGAGATATACATTGGAACAACTAAAACTGGTGACTTTATTTTACAAGTTGCTAACGCTAATGATACAATGACTGGTAATGCAATCATTGTTGATACGGATACAAACGATAATGCTGAAGGTTTTATGACTGCAGCTGCTTCAGATACTATTACTTTAAATGGTACTACAACTGGAGGATTAGCTGGAACAATCATAACTTGCAAAGCAATCGGTGCTAACAGATGGGGTGTACAAGTCCACACTGGTGGTACTGGTGATGCAGCTACACCTTTTAGTGCAGCAGTAAGTTAATAATTAATTTAGTGTGGGGCTTCGGCCCCATACTTAAATTTTAAGGAGAAAATATGGATTCAGATCAAACAACACTAAATAAAACTACTGGAGCTATATCTGTTTTGAGAGCAGCTAGAACGAGAGTTACTTCTATTCAAGGTAGAGGTGAAGCAGGTTCTGTTTTAACTTTACATGATTCAGCAACAACAGGAGCTGCAGATTCAGATAATTTAAAAGCTACTTATAAATTTGAAACAGAAGGATTAGAGGTTTACATACCTGGTTCTGGTATTTTGTTTGAAAACGGAGTTTGTGCAACTTTAACACAAACATCGGGAACAGACGGAAGTGTTACCATGACAATCACAGGAGCGTAGTAAATGGCTAATACCACTTCGGGAACAACAACGTTTGACAAAACATTTGCTATTGACGAGATAATAGAAGATGCTTTTGAACGTATTGGATTAAATTCTGTAGCAGGCTATCAATTAAAATCTGCAAGAAGATCTCTTAATATCTTATTTCAAGAATGGGGCAATAGAGGTATTCACTATTGGGAAATAGATGAACTAGATTTAGATTTAATTGAAGGTCAAGCAGAGTATGATTTTTTTAGATCGAGTGATGATGGCACAAGTGCAACATCAAACCCAAATGGTATATACGGAATATCCGATGTTCTTGAAGCACAATTAAGAAGTAATAGAACTCAAACAACTCAATCAGATAGTCCCATGACAAAAGTAGATAGATCTACTTATGCAGGATTCTCAAATAAATTATCAAAAGGTACACCTAATCAATATTGGGTAGAAAGATTTATTGATAAAGTTAGAGTTCACGTTTACCCAACTCCTGATTCTACAAATGCATCTAAAGACATGCATTTTTATTATATAAAAAGAATTCAAGATGTAGGTGATTATACAAATGCAACTGATGTTCCATTTAGATTTGTTCCTTGTATGACAGCAGGACTATCTTTTTATCTTGCTCAAAAATATCAACCACAACTTACACAACAAATGAAATTGTATTATGAAGATGAATTAGCTAGAGCATTAGCAGAAGATGGTTCAGCTTCTAGCACATATATAACACCAAAAGCATATTATCCAGGAGCATAATGGCAAAGTACGCAACAGGTAAATACGCAAAGGCAATATCAGATAGGTCTGGTATGGAATTTCCATACAATGAAATGGTTAGAGAATGGAATGGATCATTTGTGCATGTATCGGAGTTTGAACCAAAGCAACCACAATTAGAACCAAAACCTATGAATGGTGATTCTATATCTTTACGTAATGTTAGACCAGATAGAACAGAAACAGCTGTTCCTAATCTTTTACCTTCAAATCCTTTTACTATCACTAATGGATCAACTACTGTTACAGTTAATGAACCAGATCATGGTCGATCAACTAGTGATACTGTTAGATTTAGAGATGCTTCAAATGTTGCAAATTTACCAGCAGCAACAATAAATGCATCAGGAGGGTATACAATTACTAAAGTTAATGATAATAAATATACTTTTAGTTCTGGAGTTACGGCTTCAATAACATTAAAAGGAGGAGGTGACATAGCTTCAGCAGGGCCAGTCACAGTTACAGCATGATAAATAAAATTTGGAATTGGATTAAAAATAAATTTAAATCAGAAAAACAAGATCCACATCTTGTTTTGTATGAAGAGGTACAAGAACCTAAACCAACACATTGTCAAGGACATTTAAGATTTAGAAAATCTTGTCCTCGTTGTCAGGAGCTAGTAGCATAATGTCAGGAATAAGTGCATCAGGATTAAAAACACAAATTAAAAGTTACACAGAAACAGACTCAAATGTTTTAACAGATGCTGTTTTAGAAAATATTATTTTAAACGCTCAATATAGAATAATGAGAGATGTTCCTATTGATGCTGATAGAAAACAACAAACAATTAATTTAGTTGCAGGTCAAGAATCTATCAACGCTCCTGCAGGATGTTTATTTATTAGAGCCATTCAAGTATATGATTCTAATTCAGTTATAACTGGCGCAAATACTTTTTTAGAAAAAAAGGACATGAGTTATTTACAAGAATATCAAGACATAACAGGAACATCCGCAGCACAAGGTAAACCAAAATATTATGCTTCTTTTGGAGGTGCAACTGGAAATACAGATACGACATCAGGTAGAATATTTTTAGCTCCTACACCTAATACCAATTATTTAGCTAGAATACATTTTAACAAAATGCCTGGTCTTTTAGAGGGTGATAATACTAATTATATTAGTCTTAACTTTCCAAATGGACTTTTATATTGCTGTCTATCAGAGGCATATGGCTTTTTAAAAGGTCCAATAGATATGTTGACACTTTACGAAAATAAATATAAACAAGAAGTACAGAAGTTTGCTAATGAACAAGTTGGCAGAAGACGAAGAGATGACTACACAGATGGCGCTGTTCGTATTCCGGTAACTTCAGCAAACCCGTAGGAGATAAATTATGGCAATATCATCAGCAATATGTTCAAGCTTCAAACAAGAGCTTTTACAAGGTAAACACAGTTTTGAATCTTCAGGTGGTCACACTTTTAAATTAGCTTTATATGATAGCTCTGCAAGTTTAGGAGCAGCTACTACAGATTATTCAACATCAGAAGAAATTTCAAATACATCAGGATCTGCATATCAACCGGGTGGTGCAACTTTAACTAACACTGGAGTTGGATTAACAAGCACAACTGCATTTACAGATTTTTCTGATGTAACATACAGCTCAGCTTCTTTTACTGCAAACGGTGCATTAATTTATAACACAACAACAGATGGTGGTTCAGGAACTACTGATGCCGTGTGTGTGATTGCATTCGGTGGTGACAAAACAGCAAGTAACGGAACTTTTAAAATAGAATTTCCCGCAAACGATTCCTCTTCAGCAATCATCAGATTAGCGTAGGAGGTCGACCATGTCGACAACTTCAGGATGGGGCAGGTTCACCTGGGGCCAAGCTAATTGGAATGCAGATACAACTTTAAAAACAGGTTGGGGTGCACAAGCTTGGAGTGATGGTGAATGGGGAGAACTTAAAGATGCTATCGCTCTTCCAACAGGTTTATCAATTACAGCTAGTGTTGGTTCAGTAGATGTACCAGATGTTATAATTACACCCACAAGTTTTGAAATTACATCTTCACAAGGTGAAGCTTTTGTTCCTGTAACAATAGACGATACATTGTCTATTACATCTTCTGTTGGTTCAGTGTCCGTGGTTGATATGCAAGTTGGATTGACTGGTATATCAGCAACATTTGCTATTGGATCTGTTACAGTCAATGACATGACTGTTGGTTTAACAGGTCAAGAACTTACGGCAAGTCAAGGAACTGCAAAAGCACCAAACGAAACGGCTATTTTATCTGGTTTAGCAATTACATCTGAACAAGGAACTGCACAAGGTATTTCTTCACAAGAAGCACAGTTAACAGGAATAGAGTTTACAGCTAGTATTGGAACTGTAGTAATACCAAATGATGTAGTTCAACCATCAGGATTACAAGCAGAGTTTACCCAAGGAACTATTATAGGACTAGGAAGTGCTGTTGCTTCTCCATCTAGTTTAACATTAAACGCTAGTGTAGGAACTCTAGATCCTAATGACATGACTCTAGGATTAACTGGTCAGTCATTTAACGCTAATGTTGGTAGTATTTCATTAACAGATATTACAGTAGGATTGACAGGACAATCAGCATCATTTAGTATTGGCGCTGTAGATATTTTTGCTTATGGAAATGTTGACCCTGGTCAAAATAACAGTTATAGTGACGTTCCAACAGGAACAAATAATAGTTATTCTGATGTTGCAACAGGGACAAATAACAGTTATACAGATGTAGCAGCTTAGGAGAATTTTTTATGGCATCAACATACACACCTTTAGGGGTAGAACTTCAGCAAACCGGTGAAAACGCTGGTACATGGGGTACAAAAACAAATACAAATTTACAACTTATAGAACAAATAATAGGTGGTTTTACCACACAAGATATAGCAGGTGGTGCACAAACTACAGCTTTAACTGTTACTGATAATGGAACTGGTGATGTTGCTGGTCATAGAATGATTGACTTTACTGGTACGATCACTGGAAATCAGATTGTAACAATACCTTTAGATGTTCAAACTTTTTATATTTTAAGAAACTCAACTTCAGGCGCATATACTGTTCAGTTTAAATATGCATCAGGTTCAGGTTCTTCCTTTACTTTTTCAGCTACACAAAAGAAAACAGCAATCGTTTTTGCTACAGCGAACGATGGCACGAACCCAGATATTATAGAAGTTCAAACAGGTGGAGATGTTGTAGATGATACATCACCACAATTAGGTGGAGATTTAGATGTTAACGGAAATAAAATTGTATCAACATCTAATGGTAATATTGAATTGGAACCAAACGGAACTGGTGATGTAATTTTAGATACAGATCAAGTATTAGTTGGTGGTGGATCAGAAGTAGGTCAAATATCTTCTAATGGTGCGTATGATCTTAAATTAGTTACAAATTCAGGAACAGATTCAAGTTATATTAATATTGTTGATGCAGCTAATGGTAATACACAATTATATCCAAATGGGACAGGTTTAACAGAAATTGGTGGTGGAACAAACCCAGGTACAATTCAACTTAACTGTGAAAGTAACTCCCACGGGATTAAACTACAGTCACCTCCACATAGCTCAGGTCAGAGCTACACACTAAAATTTCCCACTGGAAACGTAACAGCAAATAGATTTTTAAAAGTAGATTCAGTATCTGGTTCAGGTGCAACAGGTGTTGGTCAATTATCATTCGCTGAAGTATCAGGCGGAACCTCTTGGCAAGCAGTTAAAACTTCTACATTTACAGCAGTTGCTGGGGAGGGTTATTTTATAGATACAAGTTCTGGTGCAGTAGAGATGGATTTACCTGCAGGAAGTATAGGTGATGAAGTATCATTTATAGATTATGCAGGAACATTTGATACTAACGCATTAACAATTGATCAAAACGGTTCAGAAAAAATTGCAGGATCAACTGATCCTTTGACAGTATCAACAGAAAGAGCAGCGAATACTTTAGTTTATGTAGATAGCACACAAGGTTGGCTCTTAAAGAATAATTAAGGAGATACATGGCTGCTTATAAAGATCTAGTAGGGCAGAAGATTACGAAAGTAACTTCAAACCCTGGTGAACCAAAAACAGGTCAGATGTGGTACAACTCCACTGCTGGAAAACTTAGAGGTATAGGTGTACTTGAAGCATGGGCAAGTTCATCAGCTTTAATTGAAGCTAGATCAAGTGGAGCAGGTTTTGGAATTTCAACAGCTGCAGTTTATGCAGGTGGTCAAACACCTCCTGGCCCTGGATCGACCAATACTTTTGAATACAATGGTAGTGGATGGTCTAGTGGTGGTGCCTTAAATACAGGTAGATATGAATTAGGAGGAATTACTGCGGGAACAGAAACAGCAGGTTTATGTTTTGGTGGAAATACTGCTCCTGGTTGGAATGGTACAGCTGCTACTGAAGAATATAATGGAACAGCGTGGACAAATTCTAATAACATGGCAACTACTGTTTCTTTTATGGGTGGAAGCGGAATTCAAACTGCTGCTTTCTCTGGTGGAGGTAGAACACCATCAAGTACAAATAATTCACAAGAGTATGATGGCACAAATTGGTCAAACGGAAATAACATTAACACTACTAGACAAGCATTAGTAGGATTAGGAACTCAAACTGCAGGAATGGTAGCAGGTGGTGAGCTTGCAGCTGGAGGTGGTTCAAATTCTAGTGAAACATATGATGGAACAAATTGGACAGCTGCTCCTAATTTAGGTACAGCTAGATATAGATTATCTGGTTCTGGATCAGATTATACACAAGGTTTGGTTTTTGGAGGAAGATTTAATTCCCCTGCAGCAGACAAAGCTCAAACAGAATCTTTTAATGGAACTTCTTGGACAGAGACAGCGGATTTAGCAACAGCTAGACAACAGTTAAGTGGTAATAGAGGAAGTAGTTCTTCAGCTATAGCTGCTGGTGGTTTACCTCCTCCAGCATCACAAACAACGGACACAGAAGAGTTTACAAAATCAACAAATGTTGTTACAGCTGCGGCATGGGCTAGTAGTAATGCTTTAAATACTGCTAGATGGGGTGGCGCTGCAATGGGATCACAAACTGCAGGTTTATTTGCAGGTGGTAAAACCCCTACTGCACAAAATAATTCTGAAGAATATGATGGAACATCTTGGACAGAAGGTAATAACTTAAACACAGCAAGAGGTGTAATGGCTGCTGGTGGAGAGTCTACACAAACAGCAGGCTTATGTTTTGGTGGTACAACTTCAACAGCTCCTGATAACTCAGGTGTTACAAACGCAACAGAAGAATATAATGGTTCTTCTTGGACATCAGTAAATAATATGAATTATTCATGCAGAAATCTTGGTGGCGCTGGAACACAAACATCTGCTCTTGCAGCTGGTGGTAACCCTGGACCATCTCAATATAATTCAACTACTGGGGAATACGATGGAACTGATTGGACAGCAGGAACGTCTTTACCTACAGCATTACAAGATAATCAAGGTATGGCAGGAGCTAATCAAAATGCAGTGTTTCTTGTTGGAGGAGAAGGTCCTCCAGGTTCACGAAGAACAGATACTTTAGAATATGATGGAACTAACTGGACAGCTGGTGGTTCTATAAATACTGGTGTTATGTCAAATGGAGCATCAGGAACTTTAACAGCTGGTTTAACTTTTGGAGGGACAACAGGTTCCTTAGTAACTACAACTTTAGGTTATGATGGAACATCGTGGTCTACTAGACCATCAATGGCTACAGCAAGACAATATGGAGCTGGGGCTGGAACAAATGTTGCAACTTTTGTTGCAGGAGGTTTAGGGACTCCAGGAGGAGCTATTAGTAACACAGAAGAATTTACAGGAGAAACATCAGCTGCTAATATAGCAGATTTTACAACGAGTTAATTATGAGTACATATAGAAAAATACACGGACGATCAATTCAAGCAGTAACAACTGATCCAACTGAATCAGTTGCTGAAGGTCAAGTTTGGTACAACACAACTAGTGATACTTTTAAAAGTGTGTTGATTAATGAAGCATGGGTTAGTGCTACACCAATGTCTACCTTTAGATATGGAACGGCTGGAGGGGGAACTCAATCAGCAGCTTTTGTTGGAGGTGGATATCCAACTCCTTCACCTGATCCTACAAATGTTACAGAGGAATATAATGGTAGTGGTTGGTCAAGTGGTGGAAATATGAATACTGCAAGAATGTATATAGGTGGTAGTGGAACTCAAACAGCTGGACTAGCATCAGGAGGAGATGAATATCCAAGTCCTAGATATTCAGTGTTAGTTGAAGAATATGATGGCAGTTCTTGGACTGTGCAAAACACTTTACCTACTCAAAACAAAAATATGGGTTCTTGTGGAACTCAAACAGCTTCTTTAAATATTGGAGGTTCAGTCCCTGCTGCTACTAACGTAACTAATTCATATGATGGAACTAATTGGACTAACACAGGACACAATTTAAATACAGCAAGATTTAGTTTAAGAGCTGTAGGAACTACTACGTCTGCTTTAGTAAACGGAGGAAATCCAAATCTTCAAACTACTGAAGAGTATGATGGGAGTTCTTGGACAAGTGCTAGTAATTCTGTAAGTAATTTTGATGCTCACTCATCTGCAGGAACACAAACAGCAGCCAGAATGTTTGGTGGTTTTCCAAGTCCATCCGTGCAACATAATTTTTATGATGGATCATCATGGTCAACAGCTCCAAATTTAGGAACAGGTCGTTATTATGGTGCTTTAGGACCAATAGGCACATCAACTGCAGCTTTAATGGCTGGAGGAAACGCTTCACCATCTCCAGTTACTGGAGTAGCAACAGAAGAATTTACATCATCAGCAAACGTCATTACAGCTGCAGCATGGGCGAGTGGTGGTAATTTAAATACTGCTAGATATCAAATGGCAGGGGCTGGAACTCAAACTGCAGGTTTAGCTTTTGGTGGATATACAACTACTGCTGTAGGTGACACTGAAGAATATAACGGAACAAGTTGGTCAGAACAAAGTGATTTAGGAACTGCAAGGTATGAAATGGCTAATGGTAATGGAACACAAACAGCTGGACTTTGCATTGCTGGTCGTACTAGCCCAGGTGCTCAATCTTTTGTAGAAGAATATAATGGATCATCTTGGTCAGAAGTAAATAATTTACCATCAAATAGAGTTGCTCAAGGAAGTTGTGGACCTCAAACTGCAACTGTAGCTGCATTGGGTGCAACTGCTCCAGGAGCTCCTAATATAACAAATACTTCTTTTGAATATGATGGTACTAATTGGACTGCTGGAAATACAGCTAACACAGCGAGAAGTGCAGCCTTTGCAGCTGGAACACAAACCTCTGCTATATTTGCAGGTGGAAGTCCTTCATTAACCGCCGCAGAAGAATATAATGGAACTTCTTTTGCAAATACAGGTAGTTTATTAGTTGGCGCACAAGGTGCAAACGCTGCAGGTGCCGATTCAGACGCTGCGCTTTTTACAAGCGGAGGAAATGGAACATCACCTTCAGGAGTAGATGAAACACAATCATACGATGGATCAGTTTTTTCAACTGCACCTAAATTATCAAGTAAAAGAGGATATGCAGCAGGATTTGGAACACAAACTGCAGCAGTTGTAGGAGGAGGTTTAAGAACTGCAGGAGTAGCTACAACAGAAGACTTCACAGGAGAAACAACTTCGTTAAATGTTAAAACTTTGACACAGAGTTAAACTATGATATACAAACTTTAAAAGGAGGAAGACTATGGCACACTTTATATATGGAGTAGCTGAAAACACAGGCAAAGGATTTTTTACTGCAGAAGACAGAAGAAAATTCTTCCTTAGAGGTTATCCTGCAAACGTCTGGATGGTTGGCAACAACGTTGATGGCGCTATGTGGTTAGCTGAAAAGGGTGCTCGTGAACAGACAAAAGCCGAAGCACAAGCTTTGATTGATGCAGAAGTAACTGCAGCTCAAGAAGCATGGGATGCTCAGACTGATGAAGAAAAAGCTAGACCAGGTAACCAAAGACCAGTTGATGTAATATTGCCATAAGGATTTTCTAAATGGCAACTTACGAAGAATTATACGGTAAGAGAGTAAAAGAATTTGACTCTGACCCCACACTCGATTCGAGTTATGAGGGACAGGTTTGGTACGACAAATCTACAGGTGTTTTAAAATCTGTAGAAGCATTTGCATCTTGGTCTAGCACTGGTAACATGCCAGGAACTGGTCATGGTAATCAAGGAGATGGAACTCAAAACGCAGCTTTTTCTTGTGGTGGTACAGTAGATAGTACAAATAGCACTTTTTTATATAGTGGTTTTAGTTGGGCCGCGAGTGGAAATCTAGGAACGCACAGATATACTTTTGGAGCTAATGGAACACAAACTGCAGGTTTAGCTTCAGGTGGGTTTGTTCCAGCTTCTAGTGGTGGTCCTGCTAATACAGCAAACGTAGAAGAATTTAATGGATCAACTTGGTCTGAACAAAGTAATATTCCAGCAGCAACTCAACAAAATACAAGTGTTGGAACTCAAACAGCAGCATTAAATTTTGGAGGGTCTCCTAGCACTGTTACTGCTGAGTATGATGGTTCAAGTTGGACAACTGGAGGAGATTTAAATAGTGGAAGATATGCCATGGCTGGTTTTGGAATACAGACTGCAGCTGTAGCATCAGGTGGAGATACAGGAAGTATTGTAGCACTTTCAGAAGAATATGATGGCTCTTCTTGGACAGTAGGAAATACTTTAGTTACAGCTAGAAAAGATTTTAGTGGATCAGGAACTCAAACAGTGGGTATGGTTTATGGTGGAAATTTAGGTCCTGCAAAAACAGGAGCAACAGAAAAATATGATGGAACTACTTATTCCTCAACAGCACCTATGATATTAGGAAGACGTTTATTTTCTAGAGCTGGAAGTGGAACAGCGGGTTTAGCTTGCGCAGGTCAAACAACTACTAGTGTGGCTAATACAGAAGAATTTGTATATGGGATTAATACAGTTACTCCAAGCACATGGGCTAGTGGTGACACTTTACCTGCTGTTAATAATGGATTAGCTGGAGCAGGAATACAAACAGCTGCATTAGGTTTTGGATCAAGAACACCTGGACAAGATCAAGCAACATATGAATACGATGGCTCATCTTGGTCATCAGGTGGACCTTTAGGAACACCTATTGGTAATGGAGCTGGTGCAGGAACTCAAACTGCAGGGTTATCTTTTGGAGGTGGTCCTTCTGGAGGTACTTCAACAGATTCTAGAGAGTACGATGGAACTAGTTGGACAGCAGGAAACTCTATGAATAATGCTAGAGCTTTAGCTGCTGGTACAGGGACACAGACATCTGCTATGGCATCTCACGGAACACCAAACCCTAATACAACTTCTGAAAAATATGATGGAACTTCTTGGACATCAGCTGGAACAACAGGGACTGCTCGTTATAACGTAGGAGCTGGTGGAACAACTTCTGCTTCAATAGCATTTGGTGGTAATTCAGGATCTACTGCGACCGAAGAATATGATGGATCAAGTTGGACAGCTGGAGGAGCTTTAAATGTTGGAAGAGGTTTTTATAATGGAGGAGATGGTGCAGCAAGTAGTCTTGTTTTTGGAATAGCTGGAGACGGTCCTACTTCTCCAGATTCTGCTCTTGTTGAACAATATAATGGAACTTCTTGGTCTACTCTAGCTAGTTTAGGTACTGGAAGAAGATCAGGAGCAGCTGGTGCTGGAGGAACTTCTGGTGTTTCAATATTTTTTGGTGGAAGAGATGGTGGATCAGATCAAAATATTACAGAAGAATTTACAGGTGAAACAACAGCAATTACAGCTAGAACATTGACTTCTAGTTAATATAGTTTATATTAATTTACGAAAGGATTATTATGACAGAAAAAAGAAATATACATGCACTTATAGAAAAAGAAGCACCAAGCTTAAATAATTTATTAGATCCAGAAGATGTAAAAGAGTTTAAGGCTATGACAGCCGAGCTTCGTGACACATGGACCAAGAAACAAGTATTTAGAACAGAGACAG